AGTTAGCTGCGGCTTCTTGGGTCAGCTGTGCGTTTTGCTGCTGTGCTTGAGCGACTAGTTGACCGCTTTCCTCTTTAAGGAATGTCAGGTCTTCTTCGGCTTGCCGTGCGTCTAACCTTAGCTGGGCAAATGTCTCAGGGTCCATCTGCTGGCTTGCCACCAACATGTCGATGTCGGCGTATGGCTTAAACCTTGCTTCTGCACGTTCCATTAGTTTCTGATATGACAGATTAGCTGTCGCCAGGCTTTCGTCTGACGCTTTGCGCTGGGCTGCTAAATCTTGACTCTTCTTAGTAAGAGACGCTTCTTGACCATAGAGCCGCTTCAGATCTTTTACAGATACCTTCTTGACGTCGGAGCCAACCGTGATTTCAACAAGCTGATCATCAGATGCTTCCAAAGGCTCTTCGCCCTCTTCGTCATCTTCAGTTTCTTCTTCTTGATCTTCATCATCGGTATCGCCTTCGACCTCATCAGGGTCCGCTTGACCTTCATCGTCTGCATCGTCGTCTTCTTCTGCGTCATCTAATTCACCCACGTCATCCTCTGTCTCGTCGAGGTCTTCGGGTGTTGCATCTGTATCGTCGGGTTCTGATAGGCTTTCACCGTCATCCCACCGTCCTAAGATTGCGTCTGCCGCATCATCAATGTCTAATGCTTGCGGCTCAGAGATACTTTCTTGCACGTTATTCATGGTGCTTGTTCCTCTTGGCTGTTGTCGCCATTCTGCTGTTCAAGGATACTGTCGCGCACTTGAACTCGCTGTTTCAGAGTATCCACCACGTCTACTAATGCTCGATAGTGGCTGTACGAATACTCACGTTTGTCTTTGTCTTCGGGGCCTGAGTTCACGAATGACTGGAAGGCGCGTTCGACAAGATCGTTGACAACGGAAGTGAAAGCAGGGGCCGATAGTACAGCCTCTGCCTCATCTCCAGTCGTCACAAGATGCTCTTCTTGTGTTGACATAGTTTCTCTCTTTTAGGGGTCTTGTGGCGCTTACCCGTTAGGGCTTGCGATTGCCCGCACGTCATCAGCTGTACGTGCGATCTCTAGCTCTTCGAGGTTCACGTATTCTTTGTGCTCGAATTGAGTTTCTGCGAGGTCTAGCTTGTCCGATTGGAGTGCAAAGTTGGTCTGAGCCTTCATCTGTTCTAGCTGAAGTTTCATCTGGGCCATCTGTGCGTCCATTTGGGCCTTCATTTCTGCGACAGAAGTCTGACGCTCTTGAAGTTCCAACTGCTTCTGCGCCATCTGCATCTGCATCTCTTGTGCTGGATCAGGCGGCGGCGGTGGTATCATCGCTGGGTCTGTTAGGAAGTCAGCAACATTCTTGATACCTGATTTCTCTAAGATAGACCCCAGCATCTTGAACTTGTTCTCTGGTGAGTACATTTGTTGAAGTGCTGGGTCCTGCGATAGCATAGTGTGAAAAGCCAGGTACTTCTGTACCATCGTTTCTTGGTCGCCGTATCCCAAGTGGAACTCTACCTGCACGTCACGCTTGTCAGCCCATTGCGATGGGTCGATAGGCACATAACGTCCTGCTAACTCAACAATCTTCTCTTTGCTCTCGTTCTCGACGACTAGCTGATAGACCATGCCAAAAAGAGGCTTGAGGAAGTTGTTCGCAAAGTTACGCGCAATGATCTTTTGACGCTGCTGACTCATTGTGGCCAGCTGCTCTACCATTGCCGCAGAGTTCTGTTTGCTTATAGCGTCTTTGTTAAGACCCTGGGATAAGCGGCTAACACCAGAAGTATCCTCTTTGTCCTCATCAAGCATCTGTATCGTTTGGAATACGTATGGGTTCAATGAAGCCTGAGGCATCGGGTTGATAGCATCGGGGCGTGTCACGTTGACAATACCGCCGACCCTGTTGTCGATCAGTTCTCGCGGGTTCGTAAGTCCACCTTTGACAACCGTATATCGTGGGTTGTTAGTGACCATAGCATGGTCGAGGATCGAACGAGTTAGGACTGTTCGAGCATTTTGAATACCCAATAGTTTCTCAGCAAAGTTATTACCGTGAAACGCATGTGGGATAGGGAGTGGAACAAAAGCCACGAAAGGACGTCGGTTGACGATCTCTTTCTCTAGCAAGACGTTAGACGCCTTCACGACCCTATATAGATCGACTGTTCCTGTTCCCTCGACATCAAGCTCAATGTAGGCCTCTACTACGGTTATCTGGCGTGTAGAACGCGAGAAGCCCTTAGCGTTGAAACCTCGGTCTGCTCCGATGTCGTCAAATCGTGATAGTATCTCTGGATCATTATCGAAATCAGTGTCTTCGTTGTCTGCAATGTCCGATACTAAATCTTCATCATAGCCCATCTCGATTAACTCAGAGATCGACTTCTTGGTGCGGTGCGCGCAAAAGCTAACCGTGTCCAAAGACTTGGCCTGAGGCTCAATCAAGAACTCCTCAGGGGCAATGGCTTCCACCTTAACCTGGGACGTGTCGCGAGTTACACGGAGCTCACCAGAGAACAGACCAAAGTCGTCCTCAGCGATCTCTTCGATCTCTACGTTGTCTTGGGCCAGCAAAGCGTCAAGCTCTTCTTCCGTGAGGTCCTCAACGTACTCAAGACGGCTCTCGTCCTGCATACACCAGTAAACCTTGGCGATACCTGCACGGGCAATAAGTCCATCGTGGATTACTGTCTGCATGGTCTCGAATAGGTTGTTCTGACGGTGCAACACGTAGTCTGTGTATTCTGTGCAGACCTCGGCCATAGCGACGTCTTCGGCACCCTGAGGTGAAAAGCGTAGCGTCTTGTTGCCTGTACTGAAGGTTTCCAGAAGTGCGGCCTTCATGCTCTCGACAGCGTCGTAGACGTCCTGAGACACATACTTGCTGTTACCATCGTGCGCTGGGCGAGGCAGCTTGGCGCTGTAGTAGTCCATTACCTTGCGACGCTCTCTGGAGAGCTCACTGTCATAATAACCGATAGACCGTCTCAGGTTTGTATCGACGATTGAGACAATCTTTTCGTCATCAAGGGCTTTGTATTCATCTTGTGATTTCATGTTTAAACCATCTCAATATAATATTCATCAACTGCTTCTATTGGTTCCCAAGCACCCTCATGGATGTGGTTTGCTAGGGCCAAAGACATTACGCAGTCATCGAAACATCCAGCTTCAGCTTCCATGCCGCCACTCTGGGTGACGATGTATGTAAGCATCTCGCGGATAGTGACTTTATCGTTTAGCTCGATCTTTCCCTCTCGAACTGAGGCCCTGAGTTCATCAATGATCAGGGGTTTTGTCTTGGAAGTCGTAGTGAAGCCCAACTTGAGGGTTTCTTTCTCAGTCAACTTGTCTACCTGCACTTCTGTGTAAAAGTTGGGATAGGCCATGTCTTTGCCAAGACGGGTACACGTCAGAATACCGTGACTGTTGTTCTCTACGATGATAAAGGCGAAGTTAAAGAACTCACCTAACCTATAGAGAACAGTAGCAAAGTAATCAGGATGAACTTGGGCACGATAGGTCGCAACCTGCCGCTTCTTGCTGTCTAGAACCTGCGCTACGGAGTAGTCCCCGCCTCGCACACCCATCGCGACGTCAGCACCGATAGTGTACTGCTCGCCTGGGATTAAGGTCCTATATAAGGTTAATTCTCCTCGGACGTTCTCAAGCCACTCTTCGCCCTCTAGTGCTAGACGTGATGTAGGCTCGTTTGTGGCCGACAGGCTCTCTTGTAAGCCCTCTGGATTGAACACTGGACGCCCAGTTGTCAGGAAGGCTTCATTTGGGTTCGCAGGGTACTCTTGCTTGAACAAATCTATGCCGTTCTGTGCAATCTTGCGACGACGGAACATAAGCTGTTCGTTATCTATGTCATACTTCTCAGACAAAACTTCTTCTTCGGGTGTTATCTCGAAGTTCTCAGAGACTTCTTCGCGGTACTCTGGATCAAGGAACCAAGGAATGAACACTGGCACGTAGCCATTGGTGCCATCAACAGCGCCCTTCCAGAGGTCATAAAAGATGCCACTTACACCATTAGCCGTGCTCTCGACGAACACAGCAGTGCCAGGCTTGTTAGGTACAGCTTGGGTCATACCGTTCCAGTTCTCTAGAGCGGTGGACTTCTGCCAGAACGCGAGTTCTGAGGCATGTACGTGTGTTAATGTTTCTCCACGACCAATGCTTTCGCCTCCAGCTGTAGCCACAACATAAGAACTGTCTAGGACATCAAATGTGAGCTCTCGGCGGGAGGAATACTTGGTGTGGGGCTTCAGTAACTCAGGGCAGTTGTCGTGGTATCTCTTGGTCATGTCAAAGAGGGCACGGGTACTGTCTGAGTGGTGCGTGACAACCATGGCTTTACAGGCCTTGCGCTGTGACACATTGAAATACAGGTAGCCGCCAACGTGGGTCGATAGGCCCTGCTGACGGGCTTTGAGGATGATGATCCGTACCTTGCCTTCTGATGCCATCTGCTTTTCTACAGCTTCGTGTAGTATTATCTGGGCTGGCTTTAGCTTCAGAGGCTTGATGTCGCCATCTTTGGTACGGATCTTCAGTGCGGACTTACTGTAAAACGAGAAGTCGTCGTATAGTTTACGTCGTATCTCTCTAAGTTTCGGTTCCATCGTCATCAGCTTGCTCTTCTTCGGTGTCGGCTACTAAGAGCGACTCCAAGAAGGCTTCGGCTTTACCGATGGTCACTTCGCTCTTTGCAGCAGGTTTTGTCTTGGTAAAGTCCAAGACCATTCGTGCGGCTGTCAGTCTGTCCCGATTTTGGCCAGGCTCACGCATGATTTCGACGGCTGCTTTGAGAGCCTCAATGGCGTACACATCGTCGATCTTATTCTCTTCGGCCATGATAGCTACGATCCTTTCAGCATCTTGCTTTGCCTTCTTTCTAATGGGGGTAATTGCTTCCAACGTATAACCGTCAGGTGTACCTTTAGGGCGTCCTGAGTTCTTTTTTGGCTTTGTTGACCACTGCTTTCGAAGGGCTCTTCCCTCCTCTGTCTTCATCAGATTTGAGAAGTAGTGAGTTGCCTTTGGCGTTGCCTTTTGTGGATACTTTAGCTCGGCCTTTGGCGATTTCTTTCTTGGGTTCTTGGGTGCTCCGCCCATCATCAATTCCTAACATGCTAGATATTATCGCTAGTGTGCCTAAGCACGATGCACAGAAGACAGGCGCTGGCAGAGAGTATTTCATCTCGGCCAACACAGTGTCTTTCTGGACTTGAGACAATGAGGTGGACACCTTTATAGCCTCGATGTCCCTGAGAAAGGGCATCAAGTCATATGCTGTCTTGTTCATGTGTTTGCTTCCTTAGAACGAACAAGGGCCCCAACTAAGGGGCCCCGTGGTTATCAGTATTATGCTGAAAGAACGCCTGGTGTAGGCATAAGAGCACCTTGGTCCTCTTCTTCATCCTCACCACCACGGCCTATTCCAGACAATCCCATAGCAGCCACTACTGCGAGTATTGTAGCAAATGGATGGCTGTAGAACTGGATTTGCTTGTTGCCAGCTTTAGCAAACTCCTTGCGGATCACTGCTGTTGTCTCTGGCATCAATTTCTTGGCCAAGGCTGGGCCCAACATATAGACCCATACGGGGTCTACGGCAAACTCATGGAAGTTTTTGGCGTACTTAGTGTACTTCTTTGCGTTAGGACTTTCTGGGTTTTTTAAGTCTCTAAAGTACCTAACAGGTTCACTTGAGCCATCTTCCAAAGCTGCGGTT